ATATTTATTTCTTATGCTTAACAAAGAATCATCTCCATCAAGCACTTTTCCTTTTGAAATTTGCTCCTCTGCCGCATCCAATTTGCTATAAACATCCAACTTGAACATTTTCTCTTCGTATATTTTCATACTCATGATTACCATATCCCCATAACCGTTCTTTGTCACAAAAATAGGTTCACTTGACTCGTGACACATATGAGAAATTTCGCCGGTATTCTTTAAATCTCTAATCGGAATTATTTGAGGCATAATTGTCAACACCTTTCTATATCATAGTTATACCACAATTGTGCCACGATTTCAATAGCCTTATTCATTGAAATTAAAAGGAGCTCATAGCTTGAAAATATTAATTAAACACATAGATGATATTTCATTAATCCTCGGAACGTTCTTTTTAACGTTTGGAGGATTTTTAATATGGCAACCAGTTGGATTCATAATTTTAGGAATCGCTTTCATAGCATATTCCTTTATTTTTGCCCGAACAATTAAAGGTGGTGGCAGCTGATGGGACTCATTGCAAGTCTGTTTCAAAACAATATTACTTCAAGTGGGTTATCCACGGCACGACTCATGGATGGATATGCTCCGATTTTTACACAGTTTGGTAGAAACATTTATGCAAGTGATGTTGTTCAAATGTGTATAGATGGCATTGCAACCGAATGCTCAAAGCTCACACCACAGCATGTAGTTGTAGATGACAATGGGATTCCGTCTCCAGTGCTCTCAGATGGTTTCAATAGAATATTTAAATTTGCTCCAAACCCCCTTATGACAACCGCAGAATTTATAGAGAAATCAATATGGCTGCTTTACTTAAATTACAACGTTTTCATTTATCCAATATATACGACACAGACGGATTTACAAGGAAATATCACAAGAACATATACATCATTCTATCCTTTGAATCCAATCACAGTTGAATTTATGCAAGACCCATCACAGACACTTTTTATAAAATTCATTTTCAGAAATGGTGGTAGTTACATTTTACCTTACTCGGATATAATCCACATCCGCAAAAAATATAGCATTAATGATTTCATGGGAGGCGGACTTAACGGTCAGCCTGATAATGCTGCTCTCTTAGAAGTACTGAGAGTAAATGATATTGTAATGCAGGGTATCGGTAAAGCCATAAAAACAAGCCTTTCAGTTCGTGGCATTCTGAAAATGGCTACCCTTATGGATACAGAGAAACAGAAAGCAGAACGGATGCGGTTTGAAAAAGCCATGAGCGAGGGAGATTCCGGAATCCTGCCGCTTGATTTAAAAGGTGATTACACACCGCTAACTATTGACCCTACAATGCTCGACTCTGAAACAATGTCTTTTCTTGAAAATAAGGTTCTGAGATGGTTCGGCTTTTCGCTTCCGATTCTCACAGGAGATTATACCGATGTACAATATCAGGCTTTCTATAATAAAACCATTGCTCCGATTGTTGTCAGATTTGGACAAGCATTCAGTGCGACTATATTTTCTCAACGTCAACAGGATATAGGGCATGAAATTAGATTCTATCAGATGAACCTTGAACTCATGGACACTGCAAACAAATTGTTATTCGTTCAGGCACTTGGAGATAGAGGTATCCTTACAGATAATCAGATCAGTTCACTGTTTGGACTGTCTCTTAACTACATTGATGCAAATTTGGCGAACGTTTATCAGATGCTCAAAGTTAAAGGCGACCCGGGCGGCGGTCAGAGTACACCTTCTGCCCGTGCTCAAATCTTAAAAATGTTACTCGCAGAGGAGGAATCACAATGCCTGTAATAGCATATATAAAAGCTGCAACAAATGATAATCCATGGGATGGTGGGGATAATGTTAAAAACCTAAAAAATAATCAGCCACAGGATTATTATGAACGCATGTTTGCTTGGCGTGACCCAAATGCAAACCCTGAAACTAAAGGAGCGTATAAATTCCCACATCACGAGACAGACGATTCTGGAAATATCAGTGCTGCAAATATTAAGGCATGCAATCTCATAATCGGTATGCTTAATGGAGTGGGTGGTGCGGGTATTCCGGATGGTGACGTAAAAGGGGTCTACAATCATGTGTGTATGCATCTTAAGGATGCAAATATAACGCCTGTGAAACTTAATAGAAGTAAGCCACTTAAAGGGAACGCAGAGATGCGTTCTTTTTCTATGCCCGATTTGTTTGCAGATGATTCCGGAAACATAATTCAAGGTCATGCTGCTGTGTTTGGACAGCCATATAACTACTGCGGCATGTGGATGGAGACAATTTCAAGGGGTGCATTTGATAAAACAGATTTTACAGATGTCCTTTTTGATGTCAATCACAATTTACAAGCCATTCCTTTGGCACGAAGCCGCAACAATAATGCAAATTCCACTTTGCAATTACAGATTGATGAACAGGGACTTAACACTAGAGCAACACTTGACGTGGAAAATAACGCAGATGCTAAGGCTCTTTATTCATCAATTAAACGTGGTGACATTAACGGAATGTCGTACATTTTCAGTGTAGCGACAGATGAATGGACAGGGCTTGACACAGAAATGCCTTGCAGAAATATAACGGCAATTGCAAAAGTCTATGAAGTATCAGCGGTATCCATGCCGGCTAACCCCGGTACTGATATAAATGCTCGCAGCAATGATGCACTGGAGAGTGCCAAACGGATACTGGATAGTGCCCGTGCTATTGGACTGGATAGTTCAGCCGAGCAGAGGAAACAAGAACTCACATTACTCAAACTTAAAACACAAACATTAATGAAAGGTTGATTTTTCAATGAATAAGAAAAGGTTGCTTGAGTTAATTGCCAGAAAAGAGGCAAGAAAAACCGAACTTAATACCAAAGCTATGACATCAGAGGATGTTAATGAAATCCGTGCTATTAATACTGAGCTTATAACTCTCAATGCTGAAATATCAGAATTCCGCAGTATGGCAGATGCAATATCGGATGAACAAGTCGTTCCGGCAACACCGCCTGCACCTGTTGTTCCACCTGCTGCACCGATTACATCGCCGGTTGCTCCAGCTGTTCCCACTGTTCCAGAGGGCAGAAGTGCAACACCTCCGATTCCGCAGGGGCAACTAAATGTGATTGCTACATACGGAACCGGTGGAATTGTACTTCCGAATGTCCAGCAACGCAGTGCTTTGACACTTGATGAAATTGTAGAAATTAAAGACGTCACTGAAATGCGTACATCATTATTTGCGTCCCCTGAATACAGAAATGCATATATAAAAAGGCTACAGAAACGTAGCCTTAATGAAACAGAACAGCGTGCCCTTACAACAGCAGCAGGTTCAGGCGGGGATGCTGTTCCAACAACGACCTATGATAAAATCATAGCAAAATTAAGGCAATCGAGTGCCCTGTTCCCTCTTATCTCTGACACATATATTCCGGGTAATGTAAAACTGCCTGTTGCAAATGCACTGAATGCTGCACAATGGACAGCGGAAGCAACTCCTGTTGTTTCCGGTGACGATACTGTTACCGGCGTTACCCTTGGCGGATATATTCTTGCGAAGTTTGCAAGCATTTCAATTGCGGCAATGATTATGACAGTGGACGCTTTTGAAACATATATTGTTGACCAGATTGGTATGCAGTTATCTATTGCTGTTGAGAGCGCTATTTTGACAGGACAAGGCCCACTTGCCGCAACTCCACAGCCAACTGGAATTTTACCCGGCGTTACTTGGGATGATACAAACAGTACAACTTGGGCTGCCGGAGCTGACCTGTGTTATGACGATCTTGTTGGTCAGCGTGCGTTATTAAACTCTGTATATCGTCCGTTTGCAAAATGGATTATCAATCGCAAGATGGAAGCAATGATAATGAAAATCAAGTCAAATACAGGCTTTCCAATCTTCTCACAAGACCCACAGAATGGTTTTGCTCCAAAGATATTAAATGTAGATTATGTCCTTGACGAATATATGCCCGACAATACAATTCTGTTTGGATGCCCGAACTATTATTATATGAACTTTTCACAGGCTCCAATTATTGCAGCCTCCACAGAAGCAGGATTTGCAACATCAACCATATTGTATCGTGGAATGCTTATTGCAGATGGCAAGCCTGCACTTTCAGAAGCATTTACAAAATTGACTCAGGCAACTGCATAATATAAAAAAAAGTTATGATGAGGCGGGATTAAACTTCCTGCCTCAAAGGTTAGGCGGTGATTTTATGCCCAACATTTTAACACAGCAGGAAGCAATAAACTCCATAAGAATTGTACAGTCTTCCGACTGCCCTGAACTACAAACTTTAATGGATGCTGCCGACGATACAATCAAATCAGCAACTGGGCATGACTGGTCGGCAGACGAGACCATTGACCCCTCAGCAAAAATGGCGGCACGCCTGCTCATTATTCATCTTTTCTTTGGCTCTCCCCTTCTGGATTCATATGGTATGTATATCGGACAGCTTGACGGCAAGGTTGCGAATGGTGAAGTCTCTCAGGATACTGTTTATGGAGGCAGACAATATGGCGAAAAACACATATGACCTTAACAGAATTATCACAATCCAAAACAATGCTGCTGAGGGTACAACTGATGCAAACGGTAATCCTGCATTTAATTGGATTAACCTATGTACGGTGTATGCACAGAAACTGGGACTTAAGGGCCGCCTCTTTTATGATGCCGCAGCAGCACAGGAAGAGGATGATGTAATGTTTACAATATATTTTCGTTATGGAATAAGATCCACCATGAGGCTGATTGATACGACCGACATAAACGGAGTGGCAACAGCCAATGCACAGACATACGAACTGAAAGTGCCTCCGACTGACCCGGATGGAACACGTAAGTATTTAGAACTACACTGCAGAGAGGTGTTTGAAAATGGGGGTTGATATCAGTTTTGATGGTATCGGTAATCTTGTGGAAGAGCTTGAACGTATGAATGCAAACGCATCCTCTGTTGAAAATGAAGCTTTGCAAATGGCGGCGGCTCCCATACTTGCTGAAGCACAGCAT